TTATCTGCCCACCAAACGTTGCAGATAGTCCAGGGCGGTTTGTTCGATCTCGGCTTCGTCGCCTGGTGTCAGTGCCAGAAACGGCCTGGCCGGGATCACGCTGCCGGGGTGGTTGACCTTGGCCACTACGCGCCCGCCAAAGGCCAGCGCCTTCTTGTCACGCGGCCGGATTTCATGGGCGCGGGTACGGCCACCGAACTGGTGGATGGCGGCGTACTTTTTGTTGCTACCCACCACAGCGCTGTCGGCGTCGCTGTCCGAGTCGATACTGGCCGCCAGTTGGCCGCTGGCCTGCAGGATCTTGCCACCCGGCCGGCCTGGCGGTTTCAGGCCTTGCCACTTCGGGCGGCCTTCCTGGGCGAAGTTTTCTTCCACCGCGTCTGCCATGATGGCAGCCACATTGGCCATCAACGGTGCACGCTGTTGCCTGGCGATACGCTCGATGGCGGCGGCAATGCCCTGGCGGTCGATTTTGATGTCTATCATGGCTATACTCAGTTCAGGCACCGGAAACACGGTGAATACTCCCGGCCGTAGGACGCTCTTCGGGGCGGATCGCGTGAGGGTGAAGTGGGAGTCCCTCCCGGTGCCTACCCCCCCGCCCAGTCATTTCGTACTATCTCTCCGCGCTTCATCGCTTGTTCTGCCGCTTTGACGCTGCTTTCCCTGAATGATGTCAAAAACAAGGCTTTGCCCGATTGGGTGGCTTTGATCACCGCGTGATAAACACGGCCGGCACGCTGGATAAAGACCAGATTCAAATCGCCTTGGCGTATCACAATTTGCGCCCGTTCAATCACCTCCTGCACCCGCCAGTAATCCGCCAGATCAATGCTCTGGCCATCACGGCTGACGAACTGCTTGGCCAGCGTGTCATCAGACAGCCAGACGGTTTGCGCCTCGGCGTTCAACAACTGACGATATTCATCAGACAGCACTGCCACCGGGTAACGCTGGCCAACAGCCAGTGCCTGGCGTATAGCGTTTACGCTCTGGCCTGCGGCCAACCTTTCGGCCACTGCACTATCCAGCTGCTGATACCAGCGGGCAAAGTCCGGCCCGGTCAGCGTGCCGCGCACGTACTGGCGGGCAGTGTCCACGGGGTAACGATCCAGATCCGGCTGGTAGGCTGCTTGCCCGGCATTGAAGCCAAAGCCGGCGTCGGCCATGAACGGTTGGCCGGCCGGGTCGCGGAACAACGGTGCCGGCCGGGTATTGCCCTGGCGGTCTATCGGCTGCTGCACCGCTTCCATCAGGCCTTCGCTGCTGGATGTCTTAATGCCCTGGCGCTCGATGTCGCGCTGGCTGCGGGTACGCACGCGGCAGCGGCAGTTCCAGCCGTTGGGTGGATAGAAGGCGCGCCAGAACGGGTCGTCGTAGCGGAACACGCGGCCGTGCATGGCAGCGTGGCGCGGGCGGGTGCGGGTATCCAGCACCGCCACGTATTCCCACCACGGCCGGAACGCGGCATTGGCCAGCTGTGCCTGGTAGCGGCCAGCCATATAGGCCGACTGCAGGTTGGTGCGATAGATGGTTTCCAGCCGGCGCGGGTTCAGCCGTTTGCCTTCGATTTCGCCGGTACTTTTGTCAACGATGCGCCCCTTACCCCACCAGCCTTTTGCCTCCAGCACCGGCTGCAAGCGGTGTTGAAAACCCTGCAGCGTTTCGCCGTTTGTCAATGCCTGGTCCAGCGCACCCCGGATGTCCTGCAGGATATCCAGCTTGGCCACGCCGGCCACGGTGAAGGCTTTGGCGTGCGCCTCGACCCAGACGTCCTGCCACTTGAAGCTGATGGCAAAGCCCTTGCTCTCGAAATAGCGGATGGCTTCTTCCGGTGGCAGACCGATGGCAAAGCCCAAGTCAGCGCTCGGCATGGATACGCCCCCATACATCGGCCACGAAGATGGCGCGGGCCATCAGCTCGGTCAGCGCGGCATCGTCCATCTGCGGGTAAGCTTCGGCCAGGGCGGCCAGCGCATCGTCGGGCGTGGCGCCATCACGAATGGCACTGATGGCCGGTGCCAGCATGCTGGCCAGCGTGTCGGCAGCAGTATCCGACAGGCTGGCGGCGTCTATGGCGGCCTGATCCGGGTACACCACTTCGCCCTGGTCGTTGCTCAGTACCGCCCGGTACTGGAAACCGGCAGCGGCTGGCGCCGGTTTTGACACCTGGCGCAGCGCGGGCGGCAGCGCCATTTCCGGGCGCGGGGCAATCAGCACCTCGTCGTCCGGCCCCGCTTCAGGAATCGCCAGCTTGTCGTGTACCCAACTGGTCTTTACCCGCAGCCCCAGCCCCACCAGCTTCGGCAGGCTGTCGGCGTACAGCTTGAGGTCTTCCGGCTCACGGGTATCGAACACCAGGCGCGGCTGGCGGCGCGGGTCGACGTTGGCGTAGTTCAGCGCCAGCAATGGCCAGATCAGGTCGCGGCTAATGGTACCGGCCAGCTGCTTGGCGTCCGATACCATCAGGTCGCGGCGCACTTCGTTATGTACATTGCCCAGCGCGTGGGTGCTGCTGGCACCGTCGGCCTGGCTGGTGAGCGTGCCGCCCAGGATGGCTTTGGACTGGCTGCGCTCGCACCAGGACACCATGGCCATGAACGGGTCGTGGCTGCCCTTGGCCGCCTCTTCGAACTCGATAAGCATGCCATCGGGAATGATGCCGGCAGCGTTGTGGCCGATGCTGGCCACCGCCCGCAACAGCGTGGCTTTCTCTTCCTTGGTGGCGCCGGCCGGGTATTTGCCCAGCCGCAGCGGCAGGCCGTAGATTTCCAGGAACTCGGCCAGATCGCGCACGCTGTAGCTTTTGAACAGGTAGGGCCAGGCCAGCACGCGGTGCAGGCCGGCGCGGTTCAGGTAGCCGCTTTTGGCTTTGTGCTTGTGCACGATCCAGCCGAATGGCCGCAGCACGGCACCGTCCAGGCTGTTGTCACGCAAGCGCAGGTCGTTGCCGTCATGCCGTGCTGTCTGGAACCAGCGCGGTGGCCGGTGGCTGATGGCCTTGGGCAGCCAGGTAGTGCCCTGGCGCTGCCATTCGATTTCCTGTGCAGAAAAGCTGTGGCCGATGCCGTCCAGGGCGTCCAGCATGATGTCTTCCAGGTCGGGCATGTCCTGCAGCCAGGCCATGACCTGGGCGGCTTGTTTCTTCTCGGTAGCGCTGGCGCTGTCTGGCGGCTCTATCGACCAGTCCAGCGTCAGGATGGCGCGCTTGCGCTTGCTCATCTCGGCGTAGATGTGGGCGTCTTTCTCTTCCATGTCGGCAAACAGGTCGGCCTGGGCGGCCAGGTCGCCGCGCTCGGCGTCTTCCAGGATGCGGTGCAGCCGTTGCGGGGTCAGCCCGCGTGAGGGGTGCGCCGCCTGGTCGCGCTGCAGGCTCCACAGCTCGGCGGTTTGTGGCTCGGCCAGGTCGGCACTGCGAATGGGGCGGCCGTGTTGGTCTACGATTTGCGGCATGTTTGTCACCTCTACCAGCAACCTTCGCCAAAGGTGGCGTTGTCTTCGTCGTCTTCGCGGTGCACGGAATGCCCCCGCGTGACGGCTTCAAATTCAATCGGGGCCGCTTCGTTGCGGCTGGCGTAGTCGGCCAGCAGCAAGGCAATGGCGCTATCACCGTGGCGCTTGCCGCCCTGGGTGCTTCCGGTCTCTTTGGTACGCGCGTCCGGCACACGCGGGATGCCGCGTATCACCTGTACCTGGCGGTAGTCGGTGAGCACGTCTTCGTCGGCCGGCAGGTCGCACAGCGTGCCGTCTTCCAGCGCGGCCTTCAGCTTGGGGAAGTTCTCCATGTAGAAACTTTCCGTAGCCTGGATGCTGTGGATGCGGGTAGCGCCGTAACGCTGGGTGGCTTTTTCGGCCAGGTAGGCACCGTTGCCGCGTGCATCCAGTGCGGCGGACAGGAAGTTGGGCAGCCGGTCCAGGATGTAAAACAGCATCTGCCGCTGCTGGTCGAACGGCATGTTACGGATCTCTACCTGGAACAGCACCCGCCGGTACAGGCCGTGGCGTACCAGCGGCTTGAAGATGGTGAGGTCTCCCGTGCGGGCGAAGTCTTCGCCTAAGTAGCACTTGGCGTTCTTGGGCACCTTGTCCAGCAGCGGCTTCAGGTGGGTGTCGCACCAGTCACGTATATCTGCCTCGCGCACGCTTTCGGGCAGCAAGGTAAAGGCGTCGTCACGGGCGATGCGCAGCACCGGCGTGGCCGGGTTGGCGCGGCTGTCGATCAGTGCCCGGCTGAAGTAGCTGCCACCGCTCTTACGCGGTACACAGCCGTACTCTTCCTCGGCGCACTCCACGCTGGGCGCGTTCTTGTACAGGTCGTCTCGCCATTTCTTTTCGCCCTCTGGCGTCCAGGTCTGGCCGGTGACGTAGCAGATACGCTGGTACAGGCCATCGGCAATGGCGTCGTCCAGCGTGATGCGGTGCACGCTGTAGTCCTTGCGGCCTTCGCGGGCGTCGGTGATGTACTGGCAGAACGGGTTGTCCACGCCGTTGTGGGTGCTGATCAGCCGCACCTTGTTGCCCCACATGGTCAGTGCCAGCGCCGCTTTCAGCAGCTCTTCCAGGCTGTCGTGGAAGGCCGCTTCGTCAATCACCACATCGCCCTGCAGGCCGCGCAGGTTGGACGGCCGGCTGGATAGCGCCTGGATCTTGAAGCCGCTTTTGGGGAAGCGGATCATGTAGGTCAGGATTTCTTCCTGCTTGCCTTCGTCCCAGAACGTCTGCTCGTAGACGTCGGCCTGCGCCAGCTCGTTAAACGCCTTGGCGAACAGTGCACAGGCGGCGATGTACTCCAGCGCCATTTCCCTCTTGCTGCCTACGTAGAAGGTATTGCAGCCCTGGCGGCGGCGTGGCCGGGCGGCCTTTACCACGTTGCGGCCGGCCTCTGCCCAGGTAATGCCGGTGCGGCGGCTCTTCTCGGCAAACATGATCTGTGCTTCGTCGGCAAACCAGCGCTGCTGGTACGGCAGGAATACCGGCTGTTCGGCTGGTATGGCGTCGGCCACGTCCTGTGGCACCACCACGCCGGCCAGCGCCAGCTCTTCGGCCAGGTCGATCTTGCGTGGGGTGCCGACAGGGGTGAGCGTCGAGGCGGCTTGTGCCGCTGGCTTGGCCATCAGGCTTTACCCAGCAGAATGCGGCGGATGCGGGCTTCCATCTGCTCGCTCATGCCATCTGCGCCGCGCATTTCTTCCAGCTTCTCCTCCTGCTCGGCCAGCAGCTGGGCGCGTGCTTCGCGCTCGATGCGCTCCTGCTCTTCGCGGCGGAATTTCTTCTGCACCACCGTGGCACGGCCCAGCTCGGCCACTGCCTTGGCCACCTTCGGCAGGTCGATCTTGCCTTCCTCGGACACCATCAGCAGCTGGAAGATTTTTTCCTGCACCAGGCGCATCAGCGCTTCGTTGACCGCGCCTTCGTTATCCGGCGCGGCCTCCACCACGGCACGCGCCTGCTGGCTGGCCATCTTCAGCGCGGCCAGCTTGTCTTCGAAGGTCTGGCCATAGCGGTGGATGGCGCTTTTACTGATGTCGTAGCCCTTGGCACGCAAGGCTTCGGCCAGCAGGTCGTAGCCGGAAAAATCGCCCTCTACCAGGGCGCTATCCAGCCAGGCTTTAACGTCCGGCGGCAGACTGGTGATTTTTGAACGTGGCGGCATGGCGACCTCAGAAGTACTTGGCCGGCCGGGCAATGCCGGGCTGGCAGTCCACGGTGTATTCCACGATGTCCACGCCCAGGCGCGTGAGGTCGGCGTACCACGGGCCGGCAGGGTCGACCTTGATGGTCACCAGCTGGCGGTCTTTCAGGTAGTCCAGCTCGCGGCGCTGCTCCATCTGGGTGGCATCCGGGTAGATGCTCTGGATGGTGGACAGGATCAGCGCCTCGTGCGCGCCCACCGGGCGGGCGTTGTTCAGCGTGAGCAGCAGCGCCCAGCGCATGCTTTCGCGGCGGGCGCGGGCCGGGTCGAGTGCGGTTTGGATCATCATGGTTTCCTTTGCATGGCCAGCTGCTGCAGGCTGTGGGCGACGCCGTCCAGCTTGGCTTCGATGGTGGTCTGATTACGGATGAAGTCTTCACGGCGCACGTATTCCAGCGGCAGCGTGCCCATGAGCTTTAGCAGGTCTTTTTCCAGCTCCACCAGCTTGGCGCGGTGGTCTTCCAGCGTAGTGGCGGTGATTTCCTGCGATGCCGCTACCGCCTGAAATTTCTCGGTGATGCTGCGGCTGACCTGGCTGGCCAGGATTTTGGCCAGCGTCCAGAACCCGCCCAGGATGGTGAGCAGCAAGGTGATGGCTTGCCATAGTTCCAGCGTGATGTTCATTTGTGCCCCTTTTCACAAGCGGTTTGGCACCGGATGCAGCGCGTGCAGCCCATCGCAGCCTGGCGTCGTTTCTCGGGTATGGCTTGGCCGCAGCGCATGCAATGCTCCAGGCTGCTACCCTGCGGCCGGCTGGCAGCCGCTTGGGCAGCCAGCGCCTGCTCGCGCTGGCGCTGCTCCAGTGCTTGTGCCCGGTCGTACACGTCGGTCATGGTGTGGCCGCCTGCTGGTGCAGGCGGATGAACAGCTGCAGCTGGCTTTCAAGCTGCTGGCACCACTGGCCGTAATCGGCCGCGTGGGCTAAGAGGTCGCGGGGTAATAGCCCGGCTGCGGCGGGGGCGGCTTCTGCGGTAGCTGCAGCATGTCCGGCGTTGGCTGCGGGCACTGCGGCAGCCAGGTCGGCGTCGGTGTAGCCAAGGAAGCGCTGGTAGAGGCGCAGGCTGTCAGGGCCAAGGCCAGTAAAAGCGGGGCCATCTTGCTGGGTGACATGGGTAATCCTTTTACGGTGTTGTGCCTGGGCTTGCGCCAGTGCCGCACGGGTGTGCAGCAGTTCGCTGCCAATCTGGTGGGCCTGCTGTTGCAGTACCAGGTAGCGGGCCTGGCTGGCTTGCAGCTGGCGGGCATGCAGCTGGCTGTCCTGGGCACGCGCTGCCGCGTATTGCTGTTCCAAGCGCGCCAGCTTTAGTTCGCCGCTGCGGCTGGCCTGGGTGTGGCCCAGGTCGTAGCCCAGGTAGGCCACCACCGCCAGCGGCAGCACCACCTTGCCGATGCGCCAGGCGTTGAAAGCCAGGGTTTCAAGCATCGTTGGCCTCCTTGCTGTCGCGGCGGGTGGCTATCCAGCGGCGGGCGGCCGAGTAGCCCCCCACCATGCCCAGGTAGGCCAGCCAGATATCGGCACCCAGCGTGTCGCGCCAGCCTTGCTGGATGAACATGGCGGTGGCCACCGCGCAGGCCACATTGGCCCACAGCTTGCTGTGGCTGAGGCGGCCGGTGGCCGGGTTGGTAAACAGGTCGGACACGTTCATGGTGCTACGCCTGCAGGTTGGCCGGCAGCGGCTTCATGCCGGCTTGCAGCCAGTCGGCCACGTTGAAACCGGGGCAGGTTTTCAGCCACTCGGCAGGCTCTACCGTGCCGTCGCCGTCCTTGTCCGGCGACAGGTCGCGGTGGCCTACCACACGGGCCGCCGGGTACTGCGCTTTCAGCGCTTTCACCAGGCTGTGCAGGGCATCCCACTGCGCACGGGTAAAGCGGCTGGTGCCGACAAGGCAGATACCGATGGACTGGCTATTGAAGCCCTGCACGTGCGCGCCAACCTCGGCCATGGCGCGGCCGGTGTGCTTGCTGCCGTCGGTATCCAGCACAAAGTGGTAGCCGATGGCGGCCAGATCAGGGTTGAAGGCGGCACGGGCAGCGCGCTGGCGCTGAAAGCCACGCTGGGCATGCCAGCCGTCGATAACGGCAGTGGCCGACTGGGTGCGGCTACCCAGCTGCCGGCCGTTAGCGCTGGCCGAGCAGTGGATGACGATAAGGCTGATGGGGCGGGACATGGCGACTCCTGGAAAGCGGTGTCGCCAGCATAGAAAAAGCGCCCGCAGGGGGCGCTGTGAAGGGGGTCAGTGCCAAGAGAGTTAACAAAATAGAATTAACATTACCAAGTTATTTCTTTTTTTGTGAAAAATGGCACTATATTTTCAGGATTTAACAACGAATAAAGCCTTTTATCATTTGTCAGGACGTGATATTCGTCAGAAAGATTGATTAGTGAGTTGTCGGTAAGTCCAAATTTCAGAAAGGCTTCGGATGCGCAATCTTCTTTGATATTAACTCTTATCTCATTAAAAATACTTAGAAGATTTCTGGCAATATGAAATGCTGAAATTGCCGAATTACCACTCAAATCAATGAGGTTAGATACTTCGGCGGCTATATATGGTGTTACAAAGACTTCCTCATAACTACCCATAATGCGCACTACGCTCTGGTAGTCCTCCTCGCAATAGCCGCCTAATCTTTTTGATAGAGAAATAAATCGCCCATTCTCCACCGCGCCAATGACTAATAAAAGCAAAAGGTTGGTATCGATTATTAGCTTCTTCCCGATCAATCTCACTTATCCCTATACATTTTAAAGCCTTTGAAGACACCACTTCCTGAGTCTACCAAAAACACTTTGTACTCTCTTCTTCGACCCATTATTTGAGCGAGCTGAGCCATGGCCGATAGGCCATTAGCTTTTTCCGGACTAATGGCAAGAGGATCAGATCCATGCAACTCGTAACTAAGAGTAACTTCCAAGTATTTTTCATCACTTGATATGATCACACCCTCAAGCGTGAAGTTGTAAGCCTGTTTAAGTAGATTTTTCGCATTTGATAGAGCCACATCAATTGCTTGCTCGAATTGAATCATATTTCCAACCTTGATTTATTTAAAGTTTAGGTGCGCAATATTAAACAAGGGCCATCATGCATGATCACTAAAATAAACTTGCCTGACCAGGGTAATCTTCGATGCTTGTTTGTTTCAGTATTCGCCAGACATTTCGCTCAGTCATTTTATACTTCCGAGCCAAAAACGAGGCAATGTACGTGGCTGACTGAGTTGATGACATCAAATCAAATTCTTTGCACATGATTAAATTTCGTGACTCAGTGAGTGCGTTCTTACAGAGAGGGATGGATAAGACTTCACCTCCGAAATGCTGAGTCAGAATGTCAGCCGCCTCCACTCCCAACACTTCGGCCAAGGCTTCATAGCGCACATGGCCGCTACGAGTCTGGTTCTTGCTGACTGGAAAGGTGGTGCCGCCCCAAGTTTGTACCAATAGCATGGTTTTCTGCAATCCTATCAAACTAATAAACAGCCGGGCCGACTCCGGTAGCAGGTGTTGTACATTGTCCAGGTTCATCGCGGGTACCTCCCTTGCCGCGTGGCGTCCACAATCAGTGCCTTCATCAGTTTTTCCAGCTGCTCATACGTGAGCCAGTCCACTTTTTCTACCTGGAACATGCGCGCTGCCATCGCGTCGGCGTAGGCCCACGGCCGGCCTGCGGTGGCCAGCATGGCTTCGATCTTGGCCATCAGCCTGGCCTTGTGCCGGGCCGGTGCCGGCTTGCGGCCGGCCTTGCTGGCCGCCTTGGGCTGCCAGCCCAGGCGCTTGCAGTTGGCTATCACCTTGGCAGCGGCAGCAACAGACAGGTCTTTGGCCGACGTGACGCCCGCCACGCTGTGCAGCATGGCGCGGTAGGTCGCGTCGTCCATCCCCAGCGCTTTTTTGGCGATGTGGATCTGGGCCAGTAGATTGCGCATGATGTGTCACCCTTGGAAAAACACCTTGCGTAGCCGTCTGCGTACAGGCGGCTGGACACGGTGCTCTGTGCCCTAGACCCCGGCAATATCAAGCGGGATAGCCTGGTACTGGTCGGTCTCGCCCACCCGTTCGTACACGCGGATATAGCTGCGCGAGCACTGCACGCGTACCGAGTCGGACAGGGCCGACATGGCGCGCTGCCACTTTTCGTCCTGGATATCCAGGCGGCGCAGCGACAGGATGCGGCCGGTGGAAATCTTGCCTTCCTTGTCCACGTTGAACGCGTCGTTGATCAGGGCGCGGATCTCGCTGCGGGCACCGGCTGTCCACTCGTGCACGCATTCGTCGATTAGCGCCTTGGCGGCCTGCAGGCCTTCGTCGAAGGTGAGCGTGTCGGCCATGGCACGCAGCACTTTGAAGCGGCCGTCGAAGCTGACCAGGGTGACGTTGCCCTTGGCACCGCCCAGACGGGTGTCGTAGCGCTCTACCGACAGCTCCACAAAGGCACCGATGTCGGCAAACACGCTGCTCTTGAAGCTGGCCAGCGCGGCATTCAGCGCCTTGGCCTTGGCCACGATTTCCTGCACCAGCTGGTCGCGGGCCAAGTCGATGGGTTTGATGGTGGCCAGCGGCACCAGGCGGCCTTTGGCGTCTTGCTTGTAGTCGTTTGTGATGGTGTTCATGTGCATCGTCCTAGCAGTTGTTTCACTTGGGCCAGCTGTCTGCGGTTGGCAGCCAGCCGCTGCGGGGTAAAGAAGGTGCTGCTATCGGCTTGCCAGTAGGTGCCGGGTGGCTCCGGTACCGGGGTTGCTACCGGCGGCGCTGCAGGTGCCTCGGTTTGGGGTGGTTGGGGTTGGCCGCATTCGTCCAGGTAGTCCAGCCACACGATTTCGCGGGCGCGCTGCAGGCTGATGCCTTGCTCTGCGGCCAACCTTTCGGCCTCCCAGCGCAGCCTGGCACGGGTTTCGTCGCACAGCGCCATTAGTGGCCGAACTCCGTCCACACTACCCGGCAGCCACCAATGCAGAATTGCCCTTGCCTGTAAGGGCCGATATGGTCGCTACGGCCAAAGCTGTAATAGGCGGCATCGCCACTGGCGACCAGGCGGCTGCACTTGCTGCTGGTCTGGATTTCGATGGTAGGCCGCTTGCCTTCCAGCCGAGCAGCGCAGGCCACCAGGCCCATCTTGCCCAGCTCGCGGATGGCGTCGGCTACCTTCAGGGTGCTGGCCAGCAGCACGGCATTGCTGATTTGCGCGTTGTTTGTCATGGCTATTCTCCTTGTGGGCGTTTGGGGCAGCGCTGGCAGGCGCGCCAGTGGGAAAGCTTCATCGGGTGATGTGTAGGGGCCACGGCCAGGGCGGTGGCCCGGCAGGTGGCGCTGCTGATCTGTTCGCCGCTATGCGGGCAGGTCAGTTTGTCCAGCGTGGCCAGCACGGTCTGGGCAATGCGGTCGGCTTTGCCGGGGTACTTGCCGGCCAGCACCAGGCTGATGGTAGCGGTGCTGTAACCCAGCAGCTTGGCGGTGCGGGCCATGCTGGTGCGCCGGGCCTCTTCGCGCAGCAGGTGTAGCCAGTGCGCTGCGCTGTCAGTAGTCGTCATCGTTTGGCTCCTGTTGCCATACCACGCGGCCCAGATTGGGGTCGTACAGTGACTTGGTACGCTGGATCATGGGTGGCCGTGGCCCGGTATAGCGGCCTGGCTGCAAGGCATAGCGCGCCAGCGTCTTGCCCTTGCCTATGCCCTTGGTGGTGGCGGGTACCGTAACGGCCAGATAGCCTGCCAGGCGCAGGGTGCGGATGTAGCTGTTGGCGCTGTCTTCGCTCACCACGACCCCACCGGCACTGGCGTAGGCCACCAGCTCGCGGCAGGTAAAGTCGCGGGTGATGTGCATGGCGCGCCACATGGCTTCGGTGCCCATGCCCTGGCTGACCGGCTGGCCACGGCGGGTCAGCCGGGGTGCCTCTACACCGTTGTCGCGCTGCAGGCTGTAGTGCCTGACCGTGGCCGGTGGCGCATCGGCCGGTGTGTGGCACTGCACGTATCCGGCGCGCACCAGCGCCTGCAGATAGCTTTGTGCTGTTTCGTCGTCGGCATCGGCCCGCCGGGCCAGGGTGTACAGGGTAAAGCTGCCCTGCTGGGCGCGCAGTGCTTCCCAGATGCGTTGGCGCTGGCTTTTGCCGCCCTTGAATTCCAGCTGGACAGGCTGGCGGCGCCCTGTTTTACGTTGGCTCATGTGCGGCTCCTCAGCTCAGGCCACGCCGCTTGGGCGCTTCGCCGGTATACAGCTCACGATGGCCCCATAGCGGCATGTCTACCTGGCCCCAGGCTTCGATATTGGCGGTGTCCTGGATGTTGACCAGATTGACCGACACCCTGCGCACGCTGCCATGGCTTAGGGCGACCAGGTGCTGCAGCAGGTCGTCCGCCACGGTGACATCCGGGCAGTAAATACCGGCCAGCAGGCGGGCGTCGTCCAGCGACACCGGCGCGGCGGGCAGCCAGTTCAGCACTCGGCCGTGAAAGCGTTCGTGCTTCTTGAGCTTGTTTGGCAGCAGCTCTTCACCCACCAGCAGCAGGCTGCTCTGGCTGCCTTCGTAGATGTCGCGCACCAGCTCGACCATGGCGTCTTTGGCGGCTGCGTAGTCGAACTCGTCCAAGATCAGCGGGCGGCGGCTAGCGGCCAGCTGCTCGCAAATCTGGTCCAGCAGCTGGGTGGTGCGGCCTACCGGCTTGATACCCATTTCGAACAGGATTTTTTCCAGCAGGTCTTTGCGGCTCCAGCTGCTGCGCATCTGCACGTAGTAGGCACGGCTGCGGGTGGCTACCGCGACGGTGGCGGTGGTTTTGCCATAACCGGACGGGCCGTAGTACACGGCCAGGCCTGGCAGGCCATCCTGCCGGCTGACCAGCTTTTCCATGAGTACCGCCACCAGGTCGAGGTTGGCGATAGGGGCTATCAGGTTCATGCGGTCTCCTTTCCTGCGTTGTCTGGCTGCTTGTTCATGACACTGAATTCGCGGCTTTTCGGGTAGCTGGCTAGCCAGCGGGTTTCTTTGTCGGTCAGCACCTCACCAGCGGCGGCCTGCCCGGACAAGGCGTGCCACTGGCGGATACGCAGCTGCGGGGTGGCTGGCACGCTGAAGCCCTGCCCTGCCACCACCTCGGCGTTCACCACGCGCAGCGGGCTGGCGTTTAATGGTTCGCGGGCCTCGGCCATGCGGTTAAACGCGCCGGCAATGTCGCTGCTGCGAATACCGGGGAGGCTGACCGGGCTGTCGATCACGGTGAGTGCCGGGCGGGCATCGCGCTCCTGTTCGATGGCATCGCGTTTGGCCGCCAGATTGCGTAGCTGGGCAGCAGCGCGCTGGTCGCGGGCGTGCTGTACCTGGCTGGCGGGGAAGTACTGGCTGCGGTTGGCGCCCCATTCCGCGCTGCAGACATAGCGGCCATCCGGCAGGTACACCCATACTTGCTGCGGGTTGTGGATGTCATAGGCCACCTGCACGGTCTGGCCGTGTAGCTCGGTGAGGTCGCGGCTGAAATACTGGTTGTTGAACAGGCGCACTTCGCCACGCTGTACCGTGCGTGCCATACGCGGGCGGAACAGCAAGGCCAGGGCATCCGGCTGCATGCGGTCGGCCTGCCAGCCTTTGGCGATAAAGCCCTGCAGCGCCTGGTCCGGGCTTAGCCCGTTCAGGCTGGCGTGCGGGCGGGCGTTGTACTCGGCGACGCGCTCGCGGCAGAACTGCAGGAAGTCATCCCACTGCATCATCGGCATGCTGCGGGTACCGGTTTTGGCCAATGCGGCGCGGGTGAGCTTGAAGTGGCGCTGGCGCGCTTCGCTGTCCATGTCGGCGCCCATATAGCTGGGCAGCAGCTTGGCGGCATTGACCCACAGCGTCTGGTGCAGGCGTTCAATCACGCCACGGGCCTGCGAGTTGTAGGCGATGGAGTGCAGCATGGTCATGCCGATGCGCCCCATCAGGCCGACACCTTCGTCTTTCATCAGCACGTTGACGTAGCCGCTGCCGTTATCGACATAGAAGATGGCCCCCATGCCGTCCGTACTGCAGGCCTGGCGCAGTGCGTCCAGTACGGCGGTGCCGGACTCGGCCAGATCCACCGACCAGCCCACCACGCGGCGGGTGGCGATATCGACAATGCTGGTGACCTCCGGGCGGAAGGGCCGGCCGGTAATGGGGTGCTGTACCTCGGCATCGAAGCAGTGGCCATCGGCACTCCAGACGTCGTTGGGCTGCAGCTCGGCAAAGTCGCGGCGCACAAAGGGCAGCAGGGTTTTAAGCTCGCGCCCGCCCAGGCGGCCACGCTCGCGGCTGACGGTGCCCAGCTTGGCCAGAAAGCGGCGTACCGCATGGATGCTGGGCAGGATGCGCGACAGCTCTGGCACGTCCAGCTGGCGGCCGGCCATGTCCTGGCAAAACAGCTTGTAAGCCAGCTCGACGCTGGGCTTTTGCGGCTGCTGCCAGTAGCCCAGGAAATCCCGCGCCCACCAAGGGATAGTGAAGTCCGGCTGGATAACCTTGGGGGCCAGCTGGCTGTCGGCACGCTGGGCAAACCAGCGCTTGATGGTGCGTACCGATGGCAGGTCGCCACCGCTCTTGCGGCCGCGCTTGTCTTCGGCTTTGCGCAGCATGGCACAAACCAGCGGGCTGGCATCGCCGGCAGCCGCGCTGGCCAGCAGATGGTGGATCGCACGTTCTTTGGTGAGGCCGCAGCCCTGCATCAGCTCTTCGATGTGGGCCAGTACACCCAGGCGGGCACCTTCGATGGTCTGCTGCTCGGTGGTGAGCGGCAGCGCCAGCTGCGCATCACGCAGGGCCGGTGCCTTGCGCTTGACGGCTGCCGGTACCGGCAGGCTGGCCAGCAGCTCGCGGGCGGCGGCGGTACGGATGAAGTCTTGCGCGGCGGGCGGCAGGCTGATGAGGGCGAACTCGCGGCCACCTCCCCTGCCCTGGCGTTTACGGCTAGCCCAGCTTTCATGCTTGGCACGCAAGCCCAGCCCCTGAATGGTGGCGGGCAAGCCCGGCAGCCTCATGGCGACCAGCTCTGCGGCGCTGTAGTGACTTTTGATGCTCATGCTTCGTCACCCCCGAACAGGTCCAGCTCCGGCTCGCTACTTTTCTGGACGTTGTGGCGGTGATAGGCGAACTCGCTGAGGGTGCGCGTCATGGCTGCCAGCGTTTCGTCAGCACCTTCTCCTTGCACATAAAAGCGTGCCAGCAAGGCCATGGCAGCGGCGGCATTGGCTTGTACCTGGGCAATATCTGCTACGCTGGCTTTCTTGCCGCTGGGAATGGCAATGACCACTCGGTTGCCTTGTGCCAGGCACAGGTATTCGCTGACCAAGGCAATGCCGCAAAAGGCTTCGAACTGCCTGATACGGTTGAGCGGCATGGAGGTATCTGCCAGCCAGCGGTATAGCGTCTTGCTTTCTACGCCCATCAGGTCGGCCAGCACCTTGATCGGACGCCGCAGGGTAGCTGCGTGCTCGACGCACAGCTCCATGGCCTCGGACAGACTGCTGGGCCGGATGGATTTGGCGCTGCGTTTTCTCATGGTGTCCTCCCTGTGTGCGGGAAACGGCGTGCTGGTGTGAACAGGCGCACCGCACTACGATTTACCCATGGCTGCCACGACTGATGCCGTGACAGGCGCCATGGAGGGGAAAACCGGCTTAAAATGGCGCTTCGCGTAACGTGCAGGCCATATCGTTTCGGGAGAGGTACCGATGGCGGCAGCGATGATGCGCTCCGCTTTGGGCCAGGGACGATTGAGGGCGTTGTTGAGTGCGCCTTCACTCAAACCCGCGTGTCTGGATAACTGACGTAGCGACCAGCCTTTTTTGTGCAGGGCCGCAACGATGTCCGCTCGATGCCAGTCTTCGGCGGCTTTTTTTGGGTTGCTCAATGTATTCATTGCCTTATCTCGTGGAGTGATTAGGTGAATACAAAGTACCTGAAAATTGGTTATCTATAATTGCTTTCAACTTATTTTCAGGTTTGTTATGTGGCAAACAACCCACAAACAGGCTGAAATGCTTTTGTTTTCAGGCACCTATGAACAACCTTAAAGCGCAGGAAGGCAACAGAAAACCGGTTTCAACTTACATTGTTGAACCTGAAAATGAACGACTGGCACTGGGTGAGCGAATCAGGTCGGCCAGAACGGCACTGGGCGTGTCAAGAAATGAAGCCGCTAACGTGGTGGGCGTTTCGCTATCTACCTTCCAGGCCTGGGAGGCCGGCGAACGTGAGCCGGACGCAACCAAGCTGTCAGCACTGGCAAGGCATTACGGGCTGGCGGCAGAGTGGGTGCTGTTCGGCGCTGGCCCGATGCTGGCGGCCAGCGGCGTGCCCGCTGCTGCCTCTGCAGGCAATGCACAGGCGGTGGTGGATACACGTGGCAATCCGGTAGATCTGTCGGAGTTTGTGTTCATCCCGCGCTACAACCTGAAAGCTGCAGCAGGCCACGGAGCCGTGGTGGATGACGAAACGCCGATGTTCAGCATGGCTTTCCGCCGCTATTGGGTAGAGAACTACCTGCACGCATACCCTGCAGACCTGGCGGTGATCTCTGTAAAAGGCGATTCAATGGAGGGCGTGCTGAACAACAAGGACGTGATCCTGCTGAATACCGCAGACAACCAGCCTACCAGTGGCTTGTATGTGCTACGGGTGGAAGGCGATTTGATCGTGAAACGGGTACAACGCCTGCCTGGTGGTACCCTGCGCGTTATCAGCGCCAACGACGCCTATCCTACCTTCGAAGTAGACCTGAATAGCCCGCCAGCTGACTTCGATGTCATCGGCCGTGTAGTGTGGTATGGCAGACAAACATGAAAACTGGTGTCAAAGACGCCGCTGCAGAATGACAAAAAGGCCGCAAAACCCTGCGGCCTTTTACTTTGGCGGTGCAAAAATGACATCGGCGCGCATCATGGCCCTACAGAGCCAAAGCCGCACCGAGCCTAGATCTTCCCACAATATCCCGGCTCATCCCACCGACGGTGTCAATGCCAATACCTCCGCCACACCACACATTAGCCCTGACAGGGTAGCGTTGCGCGATTTTTGGCACAGTCTCGCACCACCCTTGTCACGAGCGGCAAGCTGCACAAGGCTGAGGGGCCGGGTGCAGCATGGCAGCCATGTGGTTGCAGCACTATTGTAAAAATCCTCACGAATATAAGGATTTTGCATGAAAGCCGATGGCAAATACAAAAATCCGCACAATTGCGAGGATTTGTTGCCAAGTGCGCGCACGGAGTGCAGAATCCTTACAACCGCAAGGATTTATCATGAAGATACCCATCGATAA